TACATTGAACTTATGTCCAAACGCCCACTGAAACTTGGCGACTTGCTCACCAGAGACGAGCCACTTACCTGTCAAGAATGCAGTGACGCCAGCAATGACTTCTTTCTCATCCCAATAAGGACCAGAATAAAAGACAGTATCCTTGCCAGGAGTAAACTCTTTGCAATTATATGCGTACTTCGGTGTACCAACAGCCGCAACCAACTCTTCAATCATTTGCTTCACGTCACTCATTATTTCACCCTCAAAATTTGAGACAAGTATTTACCATAATCCGATTTACTATATTTCTCAGCAGCACGACGAACCTGATGTTCTGTAATCCAAGAATTCTTATAAGCAATTTCTTCTGGGCATGCAATCATCATACCAGTTCTACGTTGTACTGATCCAACAAACACAGAGGCTTCTGCAAGAGATTCAAACGTTCCAGTATCAATCCAAGCAATACCACGATTTAGATATTCAATTTTGCAATCATGATCCTGCATGTAAAGATTGTTAATATCTGTAATCTCTAGTTCGCCTCTTGCTGAAGGAACGATCCTCCAAGCATATTCTACTACTTTATTGTCGTAAAAGTAAAGCCCAGTGACCGCATAATTGGTTGGTGCAAATTTAGGCTTCTCGATAATTCTTACAGGCTCATCATTATCGTCCAATTCAATTACACCAAATCTTTCTGGATCAGCAACGTGATATGCGAACAATGTTGCACCAGAGTTATTCCAAGCAGCATGATTGAAACGATTGATTAATTCATTACCGTAGAAAATATTATCACCAAGAATAAGAGTCACATCATCTCTACCGATCCATTTCTCGGCAATACGAAAACATTCAGCGATGCCTTTAGGTTCAAGTTGAGTTGCGTATGTAATATTAAGACCCCATTGCGAACCATCACCAATTAAATTCTCAAATGGTGCGCGATCAGCAGGGGAGGTGATAATCATAATATCACGAATGCCAGCCATCATTAATGTAGAAATTGGATAATATACAAGCGGCTTATCATATACAGGAAGCAATTGTTTTGAAATCACCTTTGTGCATGGATAAAGTCTTGTTCCTAATCCTCCTGATAAAATAATTCCCTTACGCATTATAATACTCCAATGTTTTAATTAAGCCTTCATTAATATTAGTTTTTGCTTGCCAGCCCAAGTCATAAGCAATTTTAGTCGCATCCATGGCGTATCTGAAATCATGACCCTTACGATCAGGTACAAAATTAATCCAGTTCTGATACATGTGAACTGGCTTACCCATCAAATCAAGAATGAGTGTAACCATATCTAGATTACTCATCTCGACGCCGCCGCCGATATTGTATCGCTCGCCAAATTTAAAGTTTTGACCAATAGTTAGTAATGCTTCGCAATGATCTTCAACAAACAACCAGTCACGAATATTCTGACCTGTGCCATAAACAGGGATTGGAGTATTGTTCTTAATGTGACGAATGACTGTCGGGATGAACTTTTCTGAATGTTGTCGCGGACCGTAGTTATTTGAACAATTAGTCACAACTGCATCAAGCCCATGCGTGTTGACATAAGCACGAACTAAATGGTCACTGGCTGCTTTGCTTGCAGAGTATGGATTGCGAGGATCGTATGGAGTGCTTTCAGTAAACCCTGGATCATCATGACCCAAACTTCCGTACACTTCGTCAGTAGAAACGTGGACTAATTTCCCACCGTATTTGCGAATACACTTGAGAATGTTGTGGGTTCCATTAATATTTGTATCCAAGAAAATATCGTCGCCACGAATGGAATTATCCACATGAGATTCAGCAGCAAAATGGAAAGTAATATGCGGCTCGTGATCATGATACAAACTCTCCAAATGCCCGAAATTGCGAATGTCGCAACGCTTGAGTTTGAGTCGCCAATCGTTCCAATAACCTTCTAAATTGCTTTCGTTTGCAGCATAAGAGTTATTGTCGATGATAATGATCTCATCTTCAGGATACTTCTTCAGATGAGAGATTACAAAATTAGAACCAATAAATCCCAAACCACCAGTCACAAATGTAGTCATAAAGCCTCAATTAAATTTGCACGCCCATTCTATCTGCGGCTCTTGTGTAGCCATTTTTTGTACGCAAGAATGCTTTTTTACCACTCTTGATTTTCTTAATATCACTTGATATAATTACATCCCACTCACTTACACCATTTATTGTTATATCAAACTTAACATAAATGACCGCACCTTCAATAGCATCAGCAAAGATCGAATTAATATCTAGTCCACCAGAAACGCTTTGGTCTCGTATGAATTTTTCGCATTCATACATCACCTCATTTAATGTTGGTTTCTTTTTAGATTTCAGATAATCATTTTTACTTATAAAGGATGCTACACTTGATAAATTAAAACTGCGTTCATCTTCTCCAACTGTGCTTTCTTTAATTAAACTTGGACTCATAAATCCAACTGCCTTCAGTGGACCAATAAGTGTACTATTCTCAGAAAGAATCTTTAGCACATTATATTCTTTTGTCTTTTTCCATTTCTTCACTTTGGCGGGATCTTTTTCTAAAAGATCTAAGATGTCTTTTGGCTTAACAACGTTCGTTGTCTCACCAGATTTGGCAGAAATGATATACTTTTTAGATCCCTCATATATCGCGTAATCCATTAATGGTTCATTTGGTCGAAGTGGAACTTCAACAGTCATTCTATCTGAAATGCGAATATTTTTAGGTTTAAACAAATGCAGGTAATGTACTGCAATTGGACCAATCACCTCACCAAAATCTTTCTTAATATCATTTAACGGCAGATTAGATTCAACTTTTTTATACACTGAACTAATCTGCTGATCTTTTATTTTACCCATTGAATGGTCAACAAGAGCATTTAGATAAGTCTTGATATCAACAGATAAGTCTTTTCTCTCACCAATATTATCTTTAATTAATTTTGCATATTTTACAATTGGATATTTGATCTTGTCTGAAACTCCAAATGCTTGCGGTTTCAGACTTGCAGCACCAGAAGATTTAACTCCAGGTTTAGCAATATTATCAAAGGGAACTCTGACTAAAACATATGAGTTCCCTTTCTTTGTTCTTACGATTGCTTTACTATCATACGCGGTTGCCTTCATATAGACAACTTCTGCGCCATTTGAGAGTTTATAACTTAACTTTGCTTTTGTTTGAACATCAAATACTTCAGAGTCCTTTTTCAAGCGCGTTTCAATGTCGCCCTTTCCTCTAAAATATTTTTGCCACGCTGCAGCACCACTAGTTGCCATTGTTCTTATAAACCTTTTTAAGAAACTTTTTCCAGATCTTTGGATCTTGATTTCGAAATGTTCTACGATACATAAAGATGGCTTCACATTCTCTCCAGCCAATCTTATGTGCCTTTCTCAATTTATTTATGTCTAGTTTCTCAGCCTGAGTTTCATATGCATGAGCATCTAACTCATCTGGATTCCCATAGTACATCGCTTCCATTTTATTTTGTTTCGGTTTCGGTTCATAAGGCTTCTGCAAAAGAAACGGTCTTTGTTTCTGTTGATGCTTATGGCGATATTCATGGTGGATGGCTCGAATGATCTTCACAGCCAGATTTTTTGCGCCCTTTTCAGTTATGATGGCTTTTTTGAAATCTTTTGGGAAATTCAATTGAATGTAGATGTGTTCTGAAATTATATCTGAGATTTTATTGCAGTAATGACCATTAACAATCACATTATGATCGTCATAATATTCTGAATCAAATCGCTCAGATGAAAAGCAAACAATATAAGGTTTGAATGCTTTGTTTAATTGGCGAATGATGGTAGGTATATGCTTTGCTCCGACCCAATTTTTAGCAAGAGCATACACTTTCTTCTCGATTTTTTGTAGTTTCATTACACTTTCAGATTCTTGAACTTGTCTGTACTACGACCACGATCAAAGACTGGCTTTGATTCGTTTTCCTGCATCACAGCATCTTGGGCTTTCTGCTCAAGATCATAAAGTTTCATCTTTGCGCGATCAATGCCAACCGTGAATCTCTTATGAAGATTCGGATCATTATAACGATTCTTCAACTGTTTCACAAGGATCTGATTCAACTGTTGTAGTTCTTCAGTGCTTACCAACGCAAACATAAAGTCAGCAGTGGCTGGCAAACCAAACGACTCAGAAGTATCTTCAAGTCCAGGATCAGAGTTACTAAATCCTGAGCGAGTTGTCTGAGTAGCTGAAACAATAGGTACGTTGTTCTCAACCGCGAGTCCACGAAGTTCCTCAGCGATCGCTTTAATGTATGTGTACGAGTTGACATTCGCACCTGCCTTAATTCTCGAAGATGCACAAATATTTAGATAGTCGATGAAAATAATATCTGGGCGGAAGTTCTTCTTCAATGCAAGATCGTTAATCAATGCGCGGAAGTGTGCAGGATTGGCAGAGGCAGTTGGATATTCTTTAATGATCAATTTGCCCTTGACCCTTTCCTTCAATTTACCCATGCGCTTCTCATACATGTCTTTCGGCATGTTCATGAGATCGTCAAGAGAGACGTTGAGAAGATTCGCATCAATACGTTCAGCGATCTTCTCTTCAGCCATTTCTAGAGTAATGTATAGAACATTGTAGTTTTGAACCAAGCAACTAGCAGCCACATGACACATGAAAAGAGACTTGCCGACGCCAGTACCTGCAAGAGCAATGTTAAGGGTCTTTTGCGGCAATCCACCTTTAGTAATCTTGTTGAAATACTCAAGATCGAAGGGGATTCTTTTCTCGATACGATGATAGAAATCATACCGATCAGCGTAACAATCCAAAAAGTCATGACCAATGTGAGGATCGAAACTAACCCCCAGAGCATCAGACAAAAGAGTAGGAATGCTTCCTTTGCCCCTGTTAGTATCTTTCCCGTCCAAGATTTGGATGGAATCCATGATGGCATTGTAAATCGCTTTTTCTTGACAGAATTTTTCCGTTGTATCAAGTAGCCAGCCAAGTTGTTGTTCTGCTTTGTCATTGGATATTTCCTTCAATAATTCCAACGACTTATTTAACTCAACTTCAGTGAGTTTGGTAGACTCTTTAAGAGCAATCTCAAGAGCCGCAACTGGTGGCAAATTGTTGTATTTAAGAATGAACTGCTTTATTTCTTCGAACAGTTTTCTTTCGTGGCTTTCGCTTAGATATTCGTTCTTGAGGAACGGCAAACTCTTCCTCATAAATGGTTCGTTCCGAATCAAGTTCGATAGGATCAAATTCTCTGTTTTCATTCGGTCCCTTCTTTAGATTTTCAACAGCCCCATAAAGTATACTACGCATTACATTAGAAGTAAAGCGTTCGAAACTTTTGGACTTTACATTACAATTATTCACATTGGAGATAACATCATAATCAAATGTCATCAATCCACCATCACCAACTTTTACATTGGCAAACTCAACAATCACACCATCATATTTCTTAAGATACTTGATTGCAAATGATCCTGGGGGACCATTTAAATCAACGAAAAATGTGTAGTGTTTGTCAAGTTTAGTAAATTTCGTTGCATACCAAAATTCGTATTTGGCAATCAAATCAACAATTTTATTCCTCATCATCCGTGTCAACAGTTAATTCACTGTTCCCCATGGCTGAACTAAATTGATATGTTTTACGAATCCAATCCTTGAATGAATCATCGGCAAGAATGCTATCCCAAAACTCTGGAGATTCAGTGTCAGCAATACGCCACTTCTTACCATCGATTGCACCAGTTGAGCGATCAACCTTGGCATACCAGCCCATGCTTGGCTTGGTTACATGACCCGACTCAAGTGCCATGTCAAGAAGACCGCTGTACTTAGAAATGCCACCATCGAAACGAACAGTGACAGGGATACGAGCCTTTTCTCTAACATAGCGGGACTTCTCCACATTAATAATAAAGTTATAGCCAATTAGGTCAGTGCCATCCTTTTCTTGCTGACGACCAAGGATGTAGATATTATCAGCAGAGTAGTAAGAGCCTGTGCCGCCACCGACAATATCCTTGGGGTATAGACCAATTTCTTTATAGGTGTGATTTACCACGACCATAGGAATGTCCTTTAGGGTGAGGTGTGGTGTCACCATACGGAACAGGGATTTAATTTGCTTGGCACGAGTCATGTCACCGACAGACTTTTGCTCAAGCGCATCTTCAACTTCTTTCTTTGACGCAAGATTGCCGATCGAATCAATCACAATCATCACTCGCTCACCACGCTCAATATTTGACAACTGATTCATAATATCAAACTTCAGTTGTTCAACATCGGTGACTGGAGTATGAATAACTCGCTCCATATCAATACCAAACGAAGTGAAGTAGTTTTGCGGAGTGCCAAACTCTGAGTCATAGAACAGAACAACACCGTCTTGATACTTGTCTTGATATGCCTTTGCCATCAAGAGACTGAATGCTGTCTTGAAGTGCTTGCTCGGACCAGCCCACATGGTAAGTCCAGGAATGAAACCCCCATCAAGATCGCCAGAGAATGCAACATTCACTACAGGGATCTTTGTTTGAATCATATCCTTGGCAGCGAAGAATTTAGACTTCGCAAGGATAGCAGTGTCTTTAATCGTTGTGTTTTTCTTTAGTTTTTCGAGTAGGCTCATTATCTTCCACCTTATCTGTGTGTGTTATACCAAAATCATCGCGCATCATAAAGTTGTAGATGCTCTTTCCCATACCTTTATTGTACTCTACTTCTGGCTCAGAAGCAACCTTTTTCTTTTTCTTTCGCTTTGCTTGAACTGTTTCGATCTTTTCAACAATATAATTTGGCTTCTTTTGTTTCGGCTCCTTTGGCTCAACATCATCCTCTTTCTTTTTTGGTTGAGAGAAACTGATGTTTGCAGCAATCAACAAAAGAACAGCCAATGGATCAAATACAAGAACAATTAAAATAATAACAAAGCGAACTGCACTATCGAAATAATTTGCGGCTTCATCCTTGCCATAAATTAATTCTGCGATATATTTTAATGGACCAATTTTCGCTTCAGATTCTATGTTAGAACGGCGGAGTGGCACCAGTTCAGAGGTGAGTTTCTCAATCTTAGCGTCTGAATTTTCAATCACAGAATTAA